CGTGATAGTTACAATCTCACCACGCCTACAACCACCTGTCTTCTCCTGCAATCCTACGTATGAGTAGGGTACAGATTGCTTGTCTTCGGTGGTAGTTACTGTATCCCACAGGTCAACACCTGCAACGATACCATCAGGACGGTAGGTCTTAGCTGACCACACGGCATCAATCAGTTCCTCTGTCCTACCTGCTTGCATCATATCGCTAGCATCCTTTAGGGGAAGCTTGGCAATCTTAGCCTTGTTAGGTGGTAGGATATTGGCTACATCAATAGCCGCCTTGTGTCCTGCCTCATCATTGTCAAACATAAGAACAATGGTGTCGTAGTTACACAGCCAATCCAGTGCCTTACTCACTGCCTTCTTAGCTGAGTGACAACCCTGAGGTAGTGATACCACAGGCCACTTGTTGTCAAAGCATTGGCTCAACGAGAGAGCATCAAGCTCACCCTCAACAATAGTAATCATCTTACCACTGTCTCTTGCAAGATGTTCACCATACAGGTTTACATTCTTGATATCGCCTAGCACAGTGAAGTCTTTGTTAGGAAAGCGTAGCTTCTGTGCTTGCAGTTTACCCTGCCTGTCATAGAAGTTTGCTACCTGTACCTTACTACCCTTGTAGGTAGAGATACCATACTGCCAGTGCTTGGCTGTCTTCTCGTTAATCTTTCTCTTGTTTAGTTGTCCGATATCTATATCGAGAAACTTACTATCTACTTGTGTTGTCACTGCAATCACTCCTTCATTGTCTGCTGGTGTCAGCGTCTGGCAAGAGAAGCAGTAGTGTTTACCATCTGAATACTCAGCATTGGCATCACTACTGCCACAGTGAGGACAGGCTACGTGCCTAATAAACTCACTGCTATCTTCCATTGGCTATGCTCTCTAGCAGGTAGTCAGAAACGATACGCATCTTCTTTGCTATCGCCTTGGCTACAAAGTTAGGGTAGGTATCCACATCTTCAGCAATATCAAGACCAACATCTCGCCAATCAATCTCACTGTAGAACTCTTCGTTGTCAATGTAAACTGACACACGGATACCCTGTTCGTTCATCTCTGTATTGATATCAATCTCAGATACAAACTCTTCAGTTACTTCCATTAGGCTCATGATAGCCACTCCTCTGGTATAGTTCCTTCTGTCCAGACAAACCCTTGTCGGTCTGCCCACTCAGCACAGGTCATCTTTGAACCGTCCTTCCTTTTCTTAGCACCCTGTATAGTAGAGCTAGCCTTCTGAAATACAAACCGTATATCTAGGTCAGGGTACTGTGCCTTGATAGCCTTCATCTTACGCTGACTATCCTGCCTGAAGTATCCCTTCAACTCTACTATCATCTTACCAACTGCTAAGTCAGGGATGTAGTGGCGTTCCACAGTGTACGAAATTTTTTCTGGTTCATACACATATGAAACACCACGTTCATCTAGGTTCGCAATGACCCTCTCCTCAAAAGTCCCCTTCATCACTGGCTACTGCATTACCATCCTCGAATACCTCAGTCGCATCATCTTTAGCAACTGCCTCTTCTACGTACCCATCCTCTACATTGAACATGGATGATGCACCACCACCATACTCAACTAACTCTAGTACCTGTACACCTACTAAGTGTAGCTTGACACCAACCATCTTGGTTGCAGGGATAAAGTAAGTACGAGGTTCAAACGATACATTGATAGTACTACCGTTACCAATCATCTTCTCACCTGTCATTGGTGATAGCTTGGCATCCACAACTAGAGGCTTCTGAGTGTAGGTGTTACCATCCCTACGCTTACCTACTGCATCAAGCTTGAACTTGAACTTGATATCACCAGTAGGGTTACCGTCTTGGTCTGTATCTTCCTCAAAAGGAAGGTGAGTGGACAGCTTATCCTTATACTTAGGGTTCTGCTTCATCTCTTCTTCTAGTCGTTCACTGACTAGACCTTCGAGATAGTCACTCAACTTAGTTGCATCAAGTTGTGGTTTGAGTAGGTCAACTGAGTACACACCATCTGGATTGAACTTGGTGTCTGGTTCAAACACCTTAACCCACATTGCATTACCAGTTACAGTCTTTAGTTTCTTGCTCATATAATCTCCTGTATAAGCTTTAGTTTATCTTTGGGCTATAGGTCAACTTTAGGAATCACCCAAAGAAATAATTAGATTCCAGTACCCTATCTAAATCTAATCCACCTGTTGCTGGTGGTTGCGGTATAGAACTATCACCGATAGTCTCTACTGCATGGTCACGTAGCTCTTGTAGTACATCATGTTTCTTATACATATCTACAAAAGCTTCCCTCAGTATGCGGCTCATGATATCCATGTTAGGACTGTGTGTCCCATAGCTATCATGTACCATGCTGAAGTCCATCATGTTCTTATCCATACACTGGTTGATAGTCAAGGTCAAGGCTGAAGCATCCAACGAGTGAATGAAGTTAGGCGATGCCCCTGTTGAGATGCGTGACTTGTTCACTGTGTCCTGCAACTCCTGTTGGTAACTCAGGTATACTAGGTTACCATCAACGTGTGTCTTGATAAGACGCTTCTTAGTGTTGAAGTATGGTTGCACCACAAGAAAGTCTGTTGGTGTCACCCACTCCATATGTTTGCTAGCCTCACCGTAGTGCTTACCCACCAGCTTTACATAGTCCATGACCTTTCGTGCTGATGCGATAGTCTCATTGATACCCTGCCACACATGACCTGCTAGGTACAGGCCAGCTTGGAACAGGTCATCACCAAACGGATTGTCTACTCCCTTCTTCTCTATCCTGTCAGTGATAGCCTCTTGGATATACTCACGACAGGCGTGTTGAGTACCTGAGTATGGCACAATCATCACTGGTCTTTTAGTTATAGACCTGTCGATACCAAATGTCAAGCACGTTTGTGCAAGTTCGTTACCCTCTTGTGCATCCTTCTGTATCAGGGCTACTGCCTTGTCTGCTACATCTGCATAGATATCAGCAGGTTTATCAGACGGTATCAGGTTGGTAGCCTTACCACCTATCTCATCCCTGAGGATTGCTGACAGGTGTTGCAGTCCATTGCATGAACCATCTGCCGCACACGGTAGGTGAGTATAGAAACCCCAACCCTCACGCAGTAGACCGTACCACTCAAAGCACCAACCCAAGAACTGCCATGCCTTGTCTGCTTCCTGCCACCATGTGTAGTCAAGTGGGTTCTCAGCAGTCTTAACGATGTTGTCTTCGTTCTCCCATGCCCACTGGACACGTTCATCAAATGATACCTTATCATTACCAAACAGGTTAGCACCATGAATGGCAAGCCAGTAAGCATCATCAAAGTTATTGATTGGAAACCCATTGTTAAATAGTAACAGAGCCTTACCCCAATCAGCCACCTGAGGTGACATAAAACTTTCTACTGGATATTTTCTTGAGCGAAAATCTAACTGCCATACAAAATAAAACTCTGGGTAGTTAGCGTACTGTTCCGCTAGTTGTATTGTCCGTTCAACCTGTAGCCTACGTGACATAGACTTACCGTTGAATGTATAGATAGTGTTACGTTTCTTTGCCCACTCTCTATACTTTTGTAACTCAGCCTCATCCATATCCTGAGGGTCTTTATTGAATGGATACTCTGGCAGGTCTAGGTCATAACGAGGTGGCAACCCTGCCCACTCTTGGTTACTATCCCATGCCTTACGCATCACATCAAGCACACCCTTATCAATAGTCCAAGCTGTACGCTGTAGTCCATTGACTGCCCTGTACTCAAGGCTCATGTCCTGCTTGCGTAGTCTGTCCATGTATTCTCTACTGCTTTTCTTCAATGTACCCTCACTAATGGTAGTTTGTTGAACACTTGGCTATGATATCCACCACCCTCAACATCTACCCAATCTCGTGGTGGTATCAGTGACGGTGCAAAGCGTGGCTTCCCTGCCTCGTTGTGCTTGTTAAAGTTCTTAATCCACTCAAGCGTTTCTGGTGTGGCTTCAAGATATGTTACTGTCTTGTTAGTCCGTTGTCTGTGCTTGTTTAGCTTGACTAGTCCTGTCTTGACTATCACCTTATCAATCAGCCTCATACCTACATGGATACGCTCTTCGTTTGTCCACTCAGTGTCCTTGTAACCATCCTTGTTCATCTTATAGACAAGACCCTGCCGCTTGTGTTGCTTGCTTGCCTTCTCGTTAGCCTTCTTGATAATGTTTAGTGCTGACCTACCCTCTGCCTCAACCCACTGCGTAAGCCTCTTCTGCATCTCAATATTCATGCCTATATATCTGGCTATCTTGGTTAGGGTATAGCGTTTGGATACCTCATCAACAATAGTAATCATGGCTAGGTAGGCTACAGCGTGGACATCCATGCCCTTTAGTTTCTTCTTGGCTATATCACGATTGCTTGTAGTGCTTGCTTGTATTTCCCTCACACCATCTGCCACCGCATTGACTACCCCTGCAATCACTGCCCTGCCGTGTTGTGTGTTACTCTGTATTCCCTTCTCAATAAGTTTGTTTGTGTTGCTCTGGTATCTGTTAATGCCAGCCTGTAGCATTTCCATTTCTAGTGCTAGCTGTTTCTCTAGTGTTGACACTGTTGTTTCTCCTTCTGTTATAGAGATAACTTAATAATGTTAATGGTATCAACCATAGTGGTAGAGTTATGACAAATAACATAAAGCTTATCACTGCATCTGCTGTTCCCACCACAACTGGTGCTTGGTTACTGCCTCATACTCACTTGGTGTTTCTGTCCATGATACACCACACTCATGGCAGTACCATTCTATCTTACCATCTACTGCATACAAGGCTTCTGCTTC